CGTAAATATTTCGCGTCCTTAAGTGAAAAGACTTTCGCGAAATATAGGAGGCCTACTTATGACGCCCTCCTTGAGCGTAATCTAAGAGCCACCGCGGTTAGCTCTTATGCTTCCACTTATAAAGAGAGCATGCAGATTACTCAAATGCCCGCACTACGATTACGTGAAAGGGCATTGGCTGTTTGGCGCTCCCTAACTAGTTGGCAAATTTTGATTGTTCTCATGTTGGCTTGTTCGATCACCTCGGGAAGAATGGCGTCAGTTTCACTATTCCCTACTCGTGATCTACCAACGACTTTCGTATATTCTGGTAGCAGTCCACCATTGTTTGCTGCCATGAACTGTCACGCCGCGGTCGTAGAAACAGCAAATCTTGTGAAGCAATCTGTGTGGTCTGAAAATTTGGATAATTACCACATAAGATTCGCTAAATATGCGTCACGCTCGCTGCCCGCATATTGCAATGAGGTGCAAATCAGGATGGCTTTCGATTATGTAGCCACTATGGATGATATGTTGCGCCTCTCGCAGGACGAGATTCCTGTGGCTTTGAATACGGAGGTATATGCTTCTTCTTTCAACCGTTATTCCGATGCGAACGTGCAAAAAGCCTCTGATGATGATTCGTTTTGGTTAAACATCAAAGCCGTGTTTCTCGCCCCTATTGTCGAAGAGCTCTCAGTTCTTTTACTGGCTAAGATCCTACCTCTTTGGATGGTCTCCTTGGGTTGGGTGGCCCTGCATGGTCGTAGTGGCCCTTTCCGAATGCTTTGCTTGTTTCTGATTAGTCAGAGCCGTAAGCATTTCGGGTTCTTGGACAGTTGGCTACTACATAGCTTGATTAATTTCTTTGTAGCCACAACGTCCTCAACTTTCAACGCTGCCTTCGACAATTGGGTTTGGCGTCTGATCCCTTGTTCCACCTACGGTTGGCTCGATTTCTTCATGGTTGTACCACCTTTGTCTCGATTTTGTTGGATACCATTACAGTTGAGCCTCATTCCTGCCTTTGTGTATGCTTCTTATTGGCTGTGCGACAGATGGACTGGGCACATAAGGCGTCGCAAGTACGCCTGTTGGTGCCCTGGCCAAACGAAACGTATGCCAAAATGTAAGATAACAGCCTCGTGCGGAATGAAAGCTTCTTTGCTTAACGTTGGCTGCCGAACAAGCTTCTTTAATCAGATTGGCTTTTCCCTACCTCTCCATTTGCCCTGTTGTGTGGCGGGCTGTACTCACTGTTTGACAGCGGGTGTGGCTTCTCGCATGCTGGGCAAAACACCGCACACGTTCCAAGATATTCATGACCTGATGTTTCCGTTCACGTTGTCATGGATAGAGAAGAATTTTGACTTTGATACTTCTCCGATTCTTTGGGACTTTGAAGCCTTCTTAGAGGGCAAACCCCCCAAGCTCCAAAAACGCGCTAGACGCGGCTGGGCCTCTCTACAGAAGAAAGGATGGTACTGCTCCGACGGTATCCTGCACCCCGGGGATGATGTGGATTGTTCCGTGAACTTGTTCGTTAAGAAAGAATTCGTAGATTACGTTCCGGATTACGACAAGCCTGCAAAACCACGTATCATTCAAGGGTGTTCCGATGAGATGTTAGCCTTCTTCGGACCTTTCTGTCATGTCTTGGCAAAGAAACTTGACAGGCTTAAGGGAATTGTAAAGCACTACGCAGCCCACCAAATTTGCGAAAAATATGCAGCAGTGGAAGAGGCTGCAGGCAACTGGTTTAAACGCGTAGTCACTTACGATATGCACACTTACGATCACAGTGAACATGAGCCCGCGATGGAGATACAGAACGCTCTTTACATTGCTCTTGGTCTACCGGAGTGGGTTGCTAAGATCATACTAGGTTATGACGTTTGTTG